GATAAACTTCCGAGCGACCGGATTGTCGATCGGGACTGTGATCTTGACCTGGCCGGCGGAGTCCTCGACCGATGCGCCGGTCTTACCGCGTGAGATCGGCGTCGACGTGTAGCTGAATCCTTGCCAAACGATGTCGCGCTGGAAGGACGTGAAGCGGAAGGTCTCCAGGCCGAAGACGAACGTGTAGAGCTCGAGAACTTGTCCGGACTCTCGGCTGGTCTCCAGGGCGGCGAAGGTCATGACGGGACTCCGGTGAGGTTGAAGTCGATCCTACTGTCTCCGGGGCGCCTATGCGAGAAGGTCGGCGCGTCGTTCGAGATCCTCGAGAGCGTGAGGAACTCGATCCGGTCGATGTCGACGAGCGGGAGCGCCGGCGTGATGCCTGGGGAGATCGTGAGGCGCTCGACGTCGTCGGAGACGACGCTCGAGCCGGTGATCGCGTGGCGCGAGCTCGTCCCGTCGAGGCGGATGACCTGGAGGTCCGAGCGCGGCGTGACCTCCTGGACGAACTGGGTGAAGCCGAAGGCCTGGACGTCGATCTGGGTCGACGTGTCGGCGATGTCGGCGACCGCCTTGAAGTCGTCCCGGCCGGTCCCGACGTAGAAGGCGAGCTGGCTCCCGCGGAGGAAGTGGAGGAGCTGGCGGAAGTCCCAGGTGTCCTCGAAGCTCTTCCCCTCGAAGCCGTAGTTGAACGACGGCTTCCCCTTCGTCCACGAGGAGATCTGGAGCGGCGGGCCGGTCTCCGGATCGAGGCGGACGATCTTCCGGCGGATCCCCTCCGCTACGGTCCGGCCCTTCATGAAGTTCAAGCGGTCGATCAAGGGCTTCGCGACGGTCTGGCCGGCGCCGAGGTAAGTCGCGAACGCCGCCGAGCTCGCGAGGTCGACGTTGTCGAGCGTCGTGAACTCCAGCGAGAAGTCCGTCGGGCCGATGGCGAAGCGCGACTGGGAGAGCTGGGGCCGCGTGAGCGCCGTCCGGACCGGGAGGACGATCGTGTTGATGGCGTCGAAGGCCTTCGAGACGCCGACCTGGAGCTCGAGGTCGTTCGGGTTGACGGTGAGGATCTCGAGGGTCTCGGTCCGGAAGTTGTTGTCGTAGATCATGACCAGGCCGCCGACGCGGAAGTCGGCGAAGGCGGTGTCGACGACGACGGTCGTGTTCCCGATCGAGAGCGGAGCGCCGAGCGCCTTCGACTCATGCCAGACCGGGATCCCGAAGACGCGGCTCTGCCAGTCGAAGAGGACCGCGTTGATCGAGTCGCGGGTCCGATCGTCGTCGGTCCGGATCGTGAACTTGAAGACCTGGCGCGGGTTCTCGCGGACGTTGATCCGTTGCTCGCTCCCGTCGTTGAGCTCGATGATGTCGGTCTTGAACTGGAGGACCTCGGAGATCGGCGCCTGGGGCCGATACTGGAAGAGCGTGATCCGGGTCCCGGTGATCGGGACGATGAGGAAGTCGATCGCGGTGTCGATGTCGAAGTCGAGCGTCCCGGAGATCGACGGCGGGCCGGCCGTCGTGACCTGGACGTCGACGATGAAGCTCTCGAGGGATTCCAGGACGAGCGGGAGGCCGGGGAGGTTCGTCACGGCCACGCCGGCGCCGGCATTGTTGACGAAGGCCTCCCAGGTTCGCGCCTCGTTGCGGAACGAGTTGAAGAGCTCGAGGTTCCGGATCTGGGTCGTCAAGACGTTCCCGAGATCCAGCCGGCCGGGGAAGATGTGCCACTTCTCGAACCAGTCGCTCGGCTGGTCGAGGCTCACGAAGCCGGGGATCGACTTGAACGGGCCGAGCGAGGGCGTGATGAGCTGGGAGACGCCGCCGATGTGCGAGCCGTCGGCGTCCTCGTTGACGATGTCCGGGTCGGACGGGTCGACGCCGAAGGCCGAGATGAAGGTCCGGACCCGCTCGAAGGGCGCGTAGAGGGACGGAACGACCGCGGAGTCCGAGTGATCGAGCGGCGCCGTCGGGAAGGCGAGCGGGGCGAGGCCGGTCGGCTTCGGGGTCCCGACGTCCGGATCCGGGAACGGTCCGGCCGGTCCGATCGTCGGAAGGGTTGAGCCGGCGAAGTCGGTCATCGAGGGCGGCCTCTAGGCGTTCTCGCGCCGGTAGGCGATCCCGGCGTTCCAGCTCTCCTCGGTGTTGATCTCGAGGAATTGCTTCCGGACCCACGGGAAGAAATACCAGTCCTCGCCGGCGATCGAGATGATCTGGCCGGGGTCGATGTTGGCGATGTTGCACATCCGGACGTCGGCCTGGAAGCCGAGGCGACGCTGGAGGTCTGGCGCCGGTGACAAGTCGGCGATCTCGACCGGGATCGGGAAGAGCGGCTTGTAGGCCGTCGCCAGCGAGATCTCGAACCCGGAGAACCCGGAGAACTCTCGCGAGTGACGCCAGCCGCCGGTCCCCGCCCAGCGGGGATTCCCCGCCGTGTCGTTGCCTGGGCTCAAGATCTGGGCGAGGTTCGCCCACTCCGTCGCCGGATCTGGCTCGCCGGGATAACCTGAGACCCGCAGCGTCGCGGGTAACAAGGTCGAGAAGTTGCTCGCGTCCATGCCGAAGGCGTGGATACTCGAGCTCGGGACGTCGATCCGGCTCGTGCCCTGGTCCCAGAAGTGGCCGTAGCAATACTCGCCGCCGCTCCAGTCGCCGATCTTGATGATCTCGCCGAAGCCGAAGTGGCGATAGCGGCCCGCGTCGACCTCGACGACGACGTTGATGTAGGCCGGCCCCGAGTCGTTCTCGAAGAAGAAGAACGCCGTGTGAGGGCCGGCGAAGATGTTGACGCAACGCCCCGCGTCCATGAAGGCGGGGACGTTGTCCCTCCGCCCGTTCCCGGAGTCGCCGGTCGCGGTCCAGGGGTCGGTCGTCGGCGATGGATCCGCCGCCGTTGCTTGATAGAGGGCCATCGTCCCGCCGTCGGTCGCCTCGGTGTATTGCATCGAGACGAAGATCCCGTTCTTCGAGAAGCCGATCGAGCCGATGTCGGCGGTGATCGTGTTGAAGAAGGTCTCGGTCCAGCCGTTCGCCTGGAGGAAGGTCGAGAGCTGGGTGAGGAGGTTCTCGATCGAGGTCGATGTTCCAGTCTGGAAGGCCATGATCTAGGCGTCCTCGCGAAGGAAGAAGAAGGCGAACTGTTCGCTCCGGTTGCCGCTCTGGAAGGCGCGGTAGTGTACGCCGCCGACGATGACGCGATCCTGGGCGAGGATGTTGTTCCCGGCCGCGGAGCCCCAGAAGACCGAGTCGATCTCGCCTAAGATCTGGAGCGAGGGGACCTTCGACCAGACGATCGTCGGGATGAGGACCGTGATGTTGCCGCCGGAGTCCTCGGTCTCGCGGAGTGTTTGCTGGGGCGACCCAGGGTTCCCGGTCGACGGGATGATCGTGTCCCAGTTCATCGTCGAGGCTTGCATGAACTTCGAGGCGGGGTTGTAGGCGGCGTCGGTGGGCGCCAGTGTTTGTCCCGGATAGACACAACGGTCGAGGAACGACGACCGCGTCGTCCCGAAGTTCCAGTTCCTCACGAATTGCCAGGTCCCGTCGAAGAACCGCAAGCCCGCCGGGCCGCGGGTGTTGCCGCCGGAGATCGACGAGGAGCCAGGATCCGCGAGCCCCGACTGGGCGAGCCCCGACGCGGAGAAGCTCTGGTTCCACTTGGAACACGAGCCGGCGATGTAAATCGGGTAGGGGTACTCGGTCGGCGTCGCGAAGGGGTTGAGGAAGCCGACGTACCAGGACGTATACGTTCCGCCGATCCGCGCCACGCCGGACAACACTCGCGGCGACGTGTGGATCCAGAGCTCGATCGAGCCGTCGGTGAGTTGCGTGAACGCCGCGATCTCGTTCGGCGAGACGTAGGAGAAGCCCGGCTGGTCGACGAGGTCGTCCCCGCCGTTGAAGCCGGTGAACCCGAAGAGCTGCCAGTTGAAGACCGCGACGTCCGTGTCTTCGAGGCCCATGAAGCCGACGTAGATCTCATCGGCGCCGGCGTTGCCTGGCCCCTGGAGGAGGAGCTCGCGGCCGAGGACTTGGGTCCCGGATCCGCCGGCGACGGCGAGGTTGTCGAGCGACGAGCTCGAGCTCGCGTCGTTGCGGTTGATCGTCCAGTTCTGGGTCTCGAAGGTGAGGGTGAAGGTCGCGTCGTCCCCGCCGGTTCCGCCGGTCACGGCGACCGGGTTCCCTGGCTGGGCCGAGTAGGCGCCGCAATTAAAGACGCGGATCCCGTCGATGACGCCGGCCGCGACGCTCAAGACCTCGAGGGTCGTGACGAGCGAGTTGATGATCGTCCCGCCGACGACGGTGAGGATGTCGCCGACGGTGTAGCCGGTCCCGCCGGCGACGATCGCGGCGGCGATCGCGTTGTCGTTCGTGGCGAGATCCAGAAGCCGGAGGAGGGCCTCATCGTGGCCGGTGACGGTGACGTTGTGCGTGGCGCTCACTGGTTCGCTCCTACCCTAAGACCCGGCGGATCGCCTCGGGGTTGTTCTGGATGACGTTGATGATCGCCGCCGCGCCTTCCGGTGTCTCGATCCCGCTCGGGATGTCGGCCGGGTCGGTGACGTTGATGACGTTGACGATCGGCGGCGCCTGGGCGGCCTGGTTGATGTTGACGTCCGGCGTGATCTGGCCGGAGCCTGGAGGCGTGAAGATCTCGGGCCCGCGTTCTCCGACGAGGATCGGCTGGCCGCCGCGGACCGTTCCGCCGGCCTGGAAGCCGCCGCCGAAGAGCCCGCCGATGAAGCTCGCGATCCCGCCGCCGCCGCCGGCGCCTCCGCCCAGGCTCCCGAGGATGTCGAAGACCTCGGCCGCCAGGGCCTCGGCCGCGAGTTGTTGGAGGAGCTGGGCGAACTTGAACGGGAGCTCGTCGAGGCCTTCGTTGAGCGGGTCGGCGAGGATCCCGCCGAGCGTCGTCTGGGCCGTGTCCGCGACGTCGTCGAAGAAGTCCTGGAGGGTCGGGAGCGCGTCGGCCGCGGCGTCCTTCTCCTCGAGGAGGACCTCCGTGAGCTCGCGGATCTTCGCGGCTTGCTCTTCCGTTGCGCCGGCGGCCAGGGCGCGGACCTCGGCGTTGAGCGCGATGATCTCGTTCGACGCGGCGAGGAGAAGGATCTCTTCCTCGAGGGCCTCGATCTGGTCCTCGAACGTCTCGGCGAGTTCGCTCGCCTCGATCTCTTCCCGGAGCGCGACCTGGGCGGCCAGGGCTTCCTCGCCGAAGAGGACGAAGGCCGCGCGGAGCTCGTCGACCTCTTCGGTCGGAACCAGTTCGCCGAAGATCTCGTTCGCCGCGGCGGCGAGTTCGAGCTCGCCCCTGTATTGAAGGATCGCCTCGGCGGCGTCATCGCCGGCCTCGATCTGGATCTCGAGCTCGCGGGTCGCCTGGGTGAGCGCGGCCTGGAAGTCGGTGATCTCTTCGGCCGCGTCGGCCAGATCCTCGGCCGCGTTCGGGTTGACGAGCGGCTTGTCGGTGTCGACGTCGCCGAGAGCCTCGGCCTCCTCCCTCACGGTCCGGAAGGACGGGATGAGGACCTCGGAGATCTTGAGGCTCGCCTCCTCGATGTTCTCCGCGAAGTTCTCGAAGAAGTCGGTGACGCCGAGCTGGGCCTTCTCGAAGCCGCTCGTGTCCGCGAAGATCGCCCGCGCCGTGGAGAAGTTCCCCTTCGCGAGCTGGACGATCCCGGCCGCGACTCCGCCCAGGCCTTCGGCGAAGGCGGTGAAGTTGTTCGCGCCGACACGGAGGAGGTCGAAGATGACGCCCAGGGCGGAGCCCGTCGTGATGAGCGCGATCGCGAACGTGTTGAAGCCCGAGGTCGTGTCGTCGAGCGGGTCGAGGTTCCCGGTGAGGGCGTCGGCCAGGGCCGCGAGCCCCTCGCCGAGCTCGAGGATCGTCGAGGCGAGCGCCATCGAGAAGCCGCCGGCGTCGTCGAGCTGGCCGATGAAGCCGATGAAGGCGGTGTTGAGGTTCGTGAGCGCCTGGGAGACGGTCGGGATCGCCTGGCCGAATTGTTGCTCGAGGACCTCGCCGCCGGCGAGGATCGCGCGGAAGAACTCCTCGCTCGAGACCTTGCCCTCGACGACCAGGTTCCGGAGCTTGCCGACGGATCCGCCGGCCTCCTCGAAGCCGCGGGCCGCGGCCTGGGCGAGCGGGAAGGCGCCCTCGAGGATCGAGTTGAACTCCTCCGCCCGGACGATACCGGACGAGAAGGACTGGGAGAGCTGGCGGAGCGCGCCCGAGGCTTCCTGGGCCGAGCCGCCCTGGACGGCGAGCGCCTGGCCGGTGATCTCGGTCAAGCGGAAGAGATCCTCCTGGCTGGCGCCGAGCTCCTCGGCGGCGATGGAGGCCCTCGAGAAGAGCGTGACGATCGCCTCGATCGGCGTCCGTGTGGCCGTGGCGATCTCGAAGAGCCGGGTGTTCGCGGCGTTGAGCTCCTCGGTCGAGTCGGTGACGACGCGGAGGGAGTTCTGGAGTTGCTGGAAGGTGTTCGCGGTCCGGATGAGCTCACGGGCGCCGAGGACGGCGAAGAGCCCCTTCGCGGCGTTCGCCGCGGCCCGGAAGCCGTTCGTGACGAGGCCGGTCTGTTTCTGGACTCCGCCCAGGGCGCCGCGGACGTTCCGCGCCCCTCGGGTGACGCCGGAGGAGTCCAGGACGACGCGGATCGCTCGGTCGGTCATCGACTACCTCCCACGGCCGGCGGCTTGCGGAGCTTGTCCTGGCGCTTCTGTGACTCGTCGACGCTCTTCCAGTGTTCGGTGAGGATCTTGTCGACCCGCCAGACGATCCGCTTCACGGTGTCCGGGTTGAGCCCGTAGGCCTCACAGTAGTCCAGGATCGCCCCGATCGGGATCGGGCCCCTAGAGGTTCGCCTCTCGCCCTGGAGGTCCTGGAACGCCTCCCAGTAGACCAGGAAGCGCGGGTCGATCGAGGGCGGCGCCTCGAGATGACCCGGAGGCGTGAGGCCTCGCTCCTTGTAGGCGGCGATGATCGTGTCCGAGACATCGGCGTCCCCGATCCGGAGCTGGTGATCGAGGACCTCGCTCAGTTTCCCGAGGCTTGCTCTTCGTGTTCGGCGCGGTAGTTCGTCCAGACCAGGGCGACGCGCTGGATCCCCTGGAAGAACTTCGGGACGCGCCGGAAGAGCGCGACGGCGTTCGTCTCGGTGAACTTGAGCTTCGGGTCCTTCTGGTCCTTCGGGTCGGTCCACTCCCAGCCGACGATCACGGCGCGGGCGTAGAGCTTCCAGAGCATCTCCCGGTCGAGGTCGTCGTCGATCGCGTCGAGACCGTTCCCCTTGAGCCCGACCGCGAGCTCGGCCATCTCGCGCCGATAATCCGAGTTGAGGGCGCCGTCGGCCGGCCGGACCGTGACCGTCGCGATGATCTTCCCGCCGAACTCGATGTCGCACTTCCGCCCCTCCGTTATCAGTCGATCCGATGTCTCGAAGGCCTCGTAGACTCTCACGGTCTTCCTCCTGGGCCTTGTCGACCCGGTTGTCGTGAACTACCGGGCGAAGTTCACGCGCTGGGCGCTCATCGTGTAGCCGAGCGCGGCGTCGCGGATTGCCTGGTAGGTTCCGGGGATCGTGACGTCGGCGTTCTTGCCTGGCACGTCTGGCGCTCCTCCGGAGAACTTGATCCGGGGAAGGTCGAAGACCATCGAGCGGCCGTCCCCTCCCTGGGTGATGAGATCGAGCGAGGTCTCCTCGTTCGTGAGGATGAGCTGGAGGATCTCGTCGTTGTCGAAGTAGGTCGAGAGGGTCCCCGTCACGGAGAACTCGCCGACCCCGATCCCGCTCGCGCCGAACACGCCGACCGCCGGCTGGCGCCGGAGGTTGTTGTTGATCTCGATCGTCGCCTCGAGGACGAAGTTGACGCCGGCGGCGTCGACCGGATCCGAGCCTCGCCCGAGCCGCCCGATGTCCGAGCTCGTGTTGTAGACGTCGAACTCCTCGGCGGGGATGTCGATCGGGAGGTTCTCGTAGAGCTCCGGGTAGGCCGCGGCGTTGTCCGAGACGGCCGAGTTGAAGCCGAACCAGGTCAAGCTCCCGACGGCGATCGCCTGGGGCGCGAGGGTGATGTTGAAGTTGTTGAGCGCCATCCCGAGGAAGAGCTCGCGGGTGATCGGGGAGTGATCCTCGAAGCGCCGCTCGACCGCGTTCTGGTGGTCGCCGATCGGCTCGGCGGCGTTCTCGATCCGCGACCCGTAGAAGGCCTGGACCTGTTCGGTCCCCGCGGCGTCCGTGACCATGCCGGTCTGTGAGTCCGCGGTGATCGTGTCGGCCGAGAGGTCGACCTCCCGCGCCCGGATCCAGACGTTGTTCGCGACGGTCGCGAAGTCGGCGAACTTGAACCACTGGCCGATCACAATCGGAGCGGCTGGGCCGAAGGCGTCGTCGAGGGCGCCGGCTGGGAACGAGAAGACCGCGTCCGGGCCGGTGACGACGAGCGAGATGTCGCCGGTCCCCTGGGCGGCGAAGCCCGTGACGTTGATCCGCGTGTCCGCGTCCGCCGTCTCGGTTCCCGCGATGGCGTTCGTCGAGGTTCCCGCGAGCGGGTTGACCGTGAGGTCGTTGACCGCGATCCCGGTGATCTCGTAGATCCCCGCGCCGATGTCGCCCGTCGCGACCTTCTGGAGGCGGATGACCCGGCCGACATCGAAGTCGGCGCCGTCATCGACGGAGATCACGCCGGCCGAGAAGCCGGTGATCTCGCCGGTCCCGAGCTTCTGGATCGTGGCGACGAAGGTCGAGAAGAGGGCGTCCTCGATGAGGGCGTCGAACGCCTCGAACGAGAGCTCGATCCCCGTGTCTCCTCCGGCTTCGGCCCCGACAAGGATCAAGTCGGAGATCTGGCGATCGGGCCGGATCTCGTTCGAGACGACAGTGTTCGGGACGAAGGCGAGGTTCGGCGTCCCGGTAAAGCGTAGCTGGTCAAGGTTAAACGGTCCGCCAGGGATCGGCGCCGTCCGTTGTGAGCTCCTGAAAAATCGAAGCCCGACTCGATTTGTGTCCGACATGAGCGTCTTCTCCTAGAGTTGAGGCCGTCTCACACGGACCGGAAAGCATCGTATTCGACCAGGGCGGTGACGGTCGCGGTGAAGTATTGCTCGACTCTCCCGTTGTCCGTCAAGGTCTGGTCGCGGAAGCGGATCCCCGTGAGGTGAGCCGACTCGATGAAGTCGAGAAGGATCTCCGCCAGGGCGTCCGCTCGCGCCTGGCCGGTATTATGCCGGACGAAGAGCTGGGCCGCGAATACCGCGACCTTCCGCGTCTGGATCGTGTTCCCCGCGCCGAGGCTCGCGAGCGTCCCGGTACTGTGCGCCAGGCCGAGGAAGATGTAGTCGTCGAGGCCCGCCGTGTCGAAGTCGAGGTTGTCCCAGGCCACGGTCGCGAGGTCCTCGCCGGCGGCCGTCCAGTGAGCGCCGAACGCGGTCCTCACGGCTTCGCGGAACTGGGCGGCCGTTCGTGTGGTTGCGCCCATCTAGTCGAGATCCTTCTCGCCGCCGGGGACGAGGAGCGCGATCGCGATCTCCTCGTCGACCCAGCCGGCCTCGGCTTGTGTCGAGTGACCCAGGGCGAGCCGGTTCGCATAGGGGACATTATTCTGGATGATGAGGGTCGTCGCTCGGCTCGACTCGAACGACTCGATCTTCGCCAGGCCTTCGGCCAGGGGGACCGCGGCGGAAGCGCCGGCGCCCTCGATGACGGTCGTCGAGATCGCGCCGATCGAGACGATCCAGTTCCGCCGGAAGTTCCCGCCGACGTAGCCGGCCGGCGCGTTCGGGTTCTGCCAGAGCGTCGGGTCGCCTACCGGCGAGCGCGTGATGAGGCCCCGCAAGATCGCGAAGGCGGTCTTCCCCAGGTCGTCGAAGAGCTCGGTCTCGAGCTGGCGGACGATCTCCCCGGCGTTGTATCGTTTCGTCGCCATCTACGGGGCCCGGACCTGGAGCTTCCAGAGGAAGTCGGTCTTCCCTGGGTGGATCCGATCGAGCGAGATGATGTTCTTCTCGATCCCCTCGTCGAAGATCTTGTCGGCCGTCGTGGGGATCGTGTCGCCCAGGGAGACCCCGGCGATGAGGACGGTCTCGTCGCCCTGGCGGACCGAGTTCCCGTCGATCATCGAGCGCCGGATCGGGACGACGACCGCCGGCGCGTTGACCGTCGTGTGGGTCGCGGTCGGATCCACGTCCCAGGGCTTCGTCGGGTCGGCCGGCGCCGTGGCCGGGATCCGGAGCTGGACCGCGCGGTCGTCTCCGAACTTCCGGATCAAGCGGAGGGCGGTGTCCTCGAGGGCCATCTCACGCGGCCCGGAGGGTGAGCCCAGCGGTCCCGCGGCGGATCCAGTTCCGGATCAAGCGGTCGGCCTCGGGGATCGGCTGGATCGTCCGGAGCTGCGAGCCGGCGGAGTAGGTCGTCGCCTCCTCGAGGACGTCGACCTTCTCCCGCTTCGAGATGACGGTCCGGCCCGTGGCGTCGAGCTCGGGCGTGATGGCGAGCTCGGTCATGAGCGCCAGGTCGTCGCCTGGTCCGATGACCTGGTCGGCATAGAGGATCGTCGCGTTGAGGACGTCCTCCGGGACCTCGTCGTTCGGGAAGGGGTTCCCGGTCCGCGGATACCGCGCGCTCGTTCTCGGCCAGGCGAGCTCCTGGACGTCGCCCACTGGCGCCCCGATGAAGCGCCGGCCGAAGCGGGTCTCGATGTAGTCGGTCGCGCGGATGAGCGCGGCCTCCTGGACCTCCGTCGTCGCGTCGAGCCAGGCCTGGCGGCCTCGGTCGGTCTGGTAGGCGATCGCGTCCGCGGCGTCGGCGTAGCTGTTCGCGTCGGTGACGATCGCCCCGGTCTCCTTCGTCAATGACATCTCGACCTCCTCATGGCGTGATCGTGTCCGCCTGGATCTCGAAGGATCCGAAGAGCGGCGTGTTCGGGCCCGGCTCCAGTTGGAGCTCGTGGTAGAAGGCGCCCTTGAGGGCGGCCGTGTCGGCGTTGTTGATGAGGACGTCGATCCTCCCCTGGGCCAGGTCGACCGGGTCGATCTGGGTCGGGCCGACCGAGAGCTTCTTCGTGAAGAGCGCGGCGGCGCCTTGCTTCCTCGCGAGCGCCCAGGTGATCTCGGTGAACGGCGTGAGGTCCAGGACGGGCGACGTCGGGAGGTCGCCGTTGCGGACGGTGATCTCGAGCCGAAGCGCGTCCCCGGAGAAGTAGAGCGGCGTGAGGCCGACGTTCTGTTCTAGTGGCACGATCTAGCACTCCTCGACCAGACCCGTGAGGGCCTGGATCGTGACGACCTCGCCCGTGAGCGTCGTGAAGGTCTCGACCTCCCCTTCGAGCGGGATCTTGTTGACGAAGCCGGCGTCGAGGAGGGCCTGGGTGTTGACGATCGCGTCGAGCGTGACCTTCGTGATGACCTCGCCGTCGATGCAAATCTCTTGCCGGATGATGACACGGAACGAGCGGCTCGAGAACGTGACGAGGCCGTGAGGGATGAAGCTCCCGTTGTAGGCTCCAGCGCCGAGCGAGTTCGGGATCGGTCCGAGCATTAGATCGCGACCTCCGCGGAGATCATCCCGGAGCGCCCGATGAACGACGCGACGGTCTCGTTGATCCGCGAGCCGCTCTCGTCGAAGAGGTTGTAGCGGCGGACCAGGGCGCCGGCGACGTTGCGCTCGATCCGTTGCCAGCCGAGGACGTCATCCCCGACGAAGTCGATGTCGCGCCCGCCCTCGATGAAGTCGAACATCGCCAGGATCCCGGAGAGCTCGGCGTCGACCGTGTTCCCCGACGTGAGGACGGCCGTGAGGATGTCGCCGACCGAGATGTCGTTGAGCGCCGCGATCGCGGTGAGGTTCAAGCCGATCCCGATCTGGGTCGCGTCGTGTTCCGCCTGGGAGGTTGCGGCGTCCATCGGGACGACCTGGGCCGCGATGGCCGCCTGGGTCGCGTCGTGTTCGGCCTGGTCGGTCGCCGCGTCGAGCGGGACGACGGCGTTCCGCGACGTGATGGCCGCGTCGAGGAAGTCCAGGAGAGCCGCCCGCGCCGACGTGTAGCCCTGGGCGTCGAGGGCCGTCTGGACGTCCGCGATCGAGAGGTCGTTCAAGGCCGCGATCGCCGCGAGGATCGAGGTCTCGATGGCCGAGACCTGGGCCGGCGTCGACCTGGTCGAGACGGGGACGTCGAGGTTCGCGAGATCCGTCGAGACCGCGACGATGTCCGCCTCGCCGGAGAAGGCGCCGAAGTAGAAGCGGTCGGAGCTCGGGACCTGGGCGGTGACGTTCGGGTCCGCGTCGACGAGGAAGGTGTAGGACCTGGCGACGTCGGGGATCGTGAACGCGCGGACGTAGTGGCCGGAGACGACGAGGTCGGTCATCGCGACGAAGGCCTGGACGATCGTCCCGGCGTCGTCGGTGATCTGGACCTCGGGCGCGTCGGCGAGCCCGTTCTGGGGGATGCTCGAGGCGAAGATGGTCGCGAAGATGTCCACGGGGCCGGCCTCCTAGTGATACCCGAAGAGCGTGTTGTAAGCCGGATAACGGTCGAAGATCTTCTGGCCGATGTCGGGCGTGAGGTAGGACTTCCACTCGACCCGGTCGGTCGGCTTGACCTCGCCGTCGCCGGTGTGCGGGAACTTGTTGAGCCAGAGCGCGTCGGGCTCGTGCGAGACGTTCTCGATGTCCTCGAAGTCGTGGTCGTAGGGCTCCAGGCCGAGGAAGGTGTAGAGCTCCTGGATCTTCGTCGAGGGGTCGACCGAGAAGGCCTCGTAGTGAAGGACGAACACGTTGTCGCGCCCGCGGGCGATGACGTCCTGGACCCCGATCGCACACTGGCCGATCATCCCCTCGGGCGAGAGGAAGAGATCGGCGCGAGCGAGGAGCGTCTTCTCGACCGGGTTCGCGGCGAGGTCGAACATCGAGGTCTTCCGGTGTTGCTTCTCGATGGATCCGAAGACGGCCCGGAGGTCGCGGACGGTGACGATGATCTTGATGTCGTCGTAGAGCTCGTGGAGGAGGTTCGCGTTGAAGGACCAGCCGCGCGACTTGTCGAAGACGATCTTGTCCTGGTCGAAATACCAGGCGTCGATCGCCCCGTGGATCATGGCCGCGAGCTTGTTCTGGGTCTTGATCCGGTCACGCATGAGCGCGCCCTGGATCTCGGGCGACGTGGAGAACTTGACGATCATCGCGCCGATTATCTCCGGGAGCGGGCTCGTCGCGCCGGCGAAGAAGGCCGGGTTCTGGCTCAAGATGTTACACAACAAAGTCGAGCCGCTCCGAGGGATCCCCGTGATGATGTTGAAGCCCTTCACGGTCGCCCTCCGGCCTGGTTCCGCGCGCGGCCGCGGTCGACGTCGAGCCGGGCGCGCATGAACTCGAGCGAATACTCGAGCGCGTCGATGAGCGTCTGGTCGCCGGGGTTCGCCGCCTGGACGCCCTCGAGATGTGCGATCTCCGCCTCGAGTTCGGTGAGCGAGTCGCCGCGCCATTGTTTCCGGAGCGCCCGGTTGACCTTGTCCATCGCCGCGTCTTCGCGGAGCTGGCGATGGATGTGTGTGACGAGCGCCTTCGACTTGACCTCGCCCTGGGCGACGATCCCGTCGCGCCAGTTCGCATACGTCGGAGCGCCGTCCAGGACGCCGACCGAGATGTAGGTCGCGGCGAGCTGGTCGTAGTAGGCGAGCGCCTCGGCCGGGTCGATCCCGACCGTCCGGTCGCGGAGGAACGTGACCGCGTCGTTCCGACTCCAGGCCGGGTCGGCGATGATCTGGTCGATGACCGCGTTGAGGTAGCGGACGAGGGTGAGCTGTTCTCTGATTCGTGCCATCGTTTAATCCTACTAGGTGATCTGGACCGAGACGCCGTTCGAGCGGATATAAACATAGCCCGACGCGACCCAGACGTCACCATCTTGCAACGCCGAGGGCGCTCCGTCCGTCCCCTTGAAGCGGATCCCGCCGTCGCCGATCTGGAACGTGTCGGCGAGCGTGTTCGTCCCTGGGCCGAACTGGCAGGAGTTGTCGCCGCTGGCGATGATGTCCCCGGCCGTCGCGTCGCCGATCGCGAAGGCCCCGTCGCCGCTCGCGCGGATGTCGTTCGTGAACCCGAGGCCGTGAGCGAACGAGCCGGGGAAGGTTGCCTCGATCATGCCGCCGCCAGCCGCCCGCCCTTGAGCGAAGGCCCCGAAGCCCGAGGCCCGGATCGTTCCTTCTCCCGCGATGTGACCCTGGGCGAACGCGCCGGCGGCGATCGCCTCGAGGGTCGCGGTCAAGGCCGAGTTGTTTGCGATCGCGCCCTGGGCGAAGGCTCCGGCCTCGGTTGCCCGGAAGACCGAGAAGGCGTTCGTGTTCGTGCCGCTGAAGAAGCCCTGGACGAACGAACCCTGGCCGGAGCTCGTGACGTCGATCTGGGCGTAGCCGTAGGAGTAGCCCGCCAGGAACGAACCGATCCCGGAGTTGAGGAGCGTGTGGTTCTTCCCGGTCGCGCCGTAGCCGGTGTAAGCATAGCCGCAAGTGAACGAGCCGGGGCCGGTGACGTTGATGACCGCGTCGCCCGCGCCATACGAAAAGGCCGAGCCGAACGCCAGCGAGCCGCCGCCGATGTTGAGGATCCGGGCCGCGCCGGTCGAATAGCTGAACACGTTCCCCGCGGTCATGACGGCCTTGTAGGAGCCGCCCTGGAGCTGGAGCTCGGTGACGCCGGTGTCGAGTCGGACCTGGTTCCCGATCATGAGCCCGGTCGGGGCCGTCCCGTTGAAGGTTCGGATCGCGCCCTGGGGCGAGACGATCGCGCCGGACGAGTTCGACTCGCCGACGAACATCCCGAGCCGCCCGTGGATCCGGTTGAATCGTTGATCGACGAGGCCGACGCTCCGTTGTTGGTTGTTAGTCGGGACGACGTCCTGGGTCTCGAGCTCGCCCGTGAGCGGGTCGTTCGTCGCGTCGAGCCGGAGGAAGGCGAAGTCGGTGTTCCCGGCGATCGCCCAGATGAAGAGGGCGCGCGCGTTGTTCGCCAGGGTCGCCCCGTCGACCGCCAGGGAGACGCCGATCGAGAACCAGCCGGTCTCGTCGATCGCGTCGAGGATGACGTTCCACACGGCGAAGCGCGAGGCGTCGTTCTCTTGCTGGATGTAGAGCCGATCGCCGGCGGAGATCTGGGCGAGGAAGTTCGAGACGTCGACGCCCTTGTTGTTGATCTCGTCGATGAAGATCTCGGTGACGCTCGCGTGGACCGCGTCGTCGTAGCGGAACCGGCCGCTCCCTGGATCGCCGTCGACGGTCGAGGTCGAGAACCGATACTCGGTCGAGATGAGCCCGCCATTGACGCCGGCGGGCGCGGACGCCGGGAGGGCTTCGACGGCCCCGGTCACGAGAACGTCCCGGTCCCGATGAGAATCCGCTGGCTCTTCGGTCCGAAGAAGTAGATCTGGAGCGTCCCCGTCACGGCCGCGGCGCCCCGCGTGATGGTCAAGTCCCGGCCCTCGATGAAGAGGGCGCGGATCGTCGTGAGCTCGGCCAGGTCTTCGGAGTTCCGGGCCTCGGCCGTTCCGTCCGAGAAGAGGGTGTCGCCGGCGGGGATCGCGCCGGAGGCCGCGAGGACCTCGGCCAGGATCCGGACGTTCGCCGGGAGCGTCAAGGGGTTCGGGAAGGCGGCGCTCGCGACGGCCGCGCCGAAGTCGTGAGGCGAGGCCACGAGGCCGTCGATGTCGTAGTCCTTCTGGTCTTGTTTCTTCCGTCGTCTCACACGAGCGAAGAAGCCGCGCGCCTCATCGGCGGGGCGTCCCGTCGGTGTCGCCATGTGCTACTCCGAACCGGACGCGGGCGTCTTGTCGCCTCCCGCCGGCTTCGGCGGGGACCTGACCGGGCGCCTGGCGCCGCGAGCTCGTTGAACGTGGAAGGCCTGGTCGATCGGCGACCTCCCGGCCGCCTTGAGGATCTCCGCGATCCTGGCGGGGTTCCCCGCTCGGGTCGCGCGGAGCTTCTTCTGGGCCGCGATGTGACCGCGGACGGCGGTGACGAGCGTGTCGCTCCGGGTCGCGTGAGGATAGAGCTCCGCCATGAGCTCGCGGGCCTGGGTCTTGCAGGTCTCGACGCCGGCGAGATGTCCGTCGAGCTCGGCCTGGACGGCCGTGAGCTTCTCCTGGATCCCGGCCTTCCGCTTGTCCTCGGCGTCCTGGACGACGGTGACGGGATCCGGAGCGGCGGCGATCGCCTTCTTCCGCCTGGTCGTGTCGGCGGCCCGCTTGTCGGCTTGGGAGGTTGACCCGTTGGCGGTGTCCGGCGCCTGGGTCTTCACGGCCGCGGCGGCGGTCTTCTCGGTGTCGCCGGCCGGCGGATCCGGTTCTGGATCCGTGGCGGGCGGGTCGGCCTGGGCCGCTGGCGCTTCCGGCTCGTCTTGAGCTGGATCTGGGGCGGTCTCGGGTGAGGCGGATCCCTCCGTGGCCGCGAGCTCCTTCGCGAGCTCGTCGGTCGAGGGCGTGTCTTCGGTGTCGTTCATGTGGTCGGGTCTCCTGGTTGAGGGGAGCCGGCCCTCACGGCCGGCCTCCGACTGGTCCGTCTAGGGGGGCCTAGAACTCGGTCGTCACAAGGCGCGCGGCCTTGATCTGTTTACGCTCTGGGAAGGTCCGGGCCCAGTTGTTGACGCCGTCGGCGATCTCGACGTTCGTCGGGCCGCCGTCGGGGTTCGCTACGGATCCGGCGATGAAGTTGTAGCCGACCGGGTGCATCGACCACTCGATCCTCGAGAAGAGCGTCTCGCCGCCGCCGCCGTTCCCTTGCTCGGGATCGCGATCGACCTCGGCGGGGACCTTCGGGTTCCCGACGCCCCAGCGCGAGGCCATCGCGCCGAAGATCCAGGTGTCGAACACGCCGGCCGCGTTCGGCATCGTGTCGTCCACGATGACACGCCGGCCGAGGAAGGTCGGGATGTCCGCCGCGAGCGGGTTCGAGGAGTCCGGGATGAAGTCGATGAGGTTGTTCTTCTGGGCCTTCGAGAAGACGATCGAGTGCATGAAGACCGCGACGAAGTCGCTCTGGGAATCGCCGGCGGTCGTGATGGCGTCGATGAACGCCTCCGCCGAGAAGTCCGTGACGCCGGGCGTGAACGCGCCCGAGATGTCGACCGTGAGGTCGTCCTGGGCCTCGTTGTTCGTGATGCCGGCCCGCGGGTCGTCGTTCGGTGTCGCCTGGGCGTTGTCGGCGAAGATGCCGGTCCAGGTTGCCACGAACACGGCCTGGAGGCGTCTCCGCCAGTAGGCCGCGACGTTCGACGCGATCGAGTTCGCCGGGTCATCCCCAGCCAGGGCGCCGGCGAGGTCCATCGTCTTCCAGGACTGGTTCCGCGACAAGCGGGTCGCGACCTCCTGGTTCGACTGGACCTTCGCGGCGACCGCGATGTCGGTCGGGTCGTCGGTCGAGACTCGGTCCGCGAGGATGTTCGAGTCGTCGTCGTTGTCTCGCCACGAGGGCGCGTTGAAAGTGGTCCCGCCGCCGGCCAGCAAACCGTCCAGGGCTGGATCGCGGACAACGACGCCGGAGTCGATGAGGGCGGTCTTCTGTTCGGTGAGGGTTCGGACGTAGGGGGCGAAGATCTCCGGAACTACGACATCCGCGACTCGGACTTCGGCCATGATGAGGGTCTCCTTCTCGTTGAATAGAGCCGAGCCCTCACGGCCTGGCGATACGTTACCGGCGCCAGTCTACCGCACAGGAGCGACGGCGCCTAGTTCCACGCCGGCGACCTTCATGAGCCGCTCGGCTTCGACCTTGTTCGCGATGTAGAGCTTCGACTGGGCGGTCATGTTCCAGCCGGCCTTCGTGAAGGGGTTCCCCTTCCCGAGATCTCCGCCGGCGCCAGGGCCTCCCGCCCCGTCGCCGTCCGCTCCGGCCCCGACCGACTTCGGCCAGAACATCCGGAACGCCTTGTCGCGGGCGACCGCCGCCAGGAAGTCTTCGGGCTTCTGGTTCGGACTCACTCCGGCCCCGGCCTCGAGCTTCGTGACGACGCTCCCGTCCTGGGCGACCTCGAAGTTCCGCTCGATGAGCGAGACAAGGTTCCCGACTCCCTCCGGCGTCACGCCGGCGGTGTTCGCGGCCTGGGTGAGCTTGTTCTTGATTGTTGTGTCTCGGCTCTTCCCCAGCGCGTCGTCGCGCTCCTTCTTCGTCGTGTCGAGCTCCTTCGTGATCGAGGCCAGGTTCCGCTCGAGGTCGTGGAGACGTGCGGACACGTCTCCGTCGTTCCCGTCTCCGCCGTCGGCCCCGTTCTTGCCAGGCGTCCCGCCCGGCTTGATGAACTTCTTCATCGAGCCCTCGATGATCTCGAGCACGTCATCACGCGAGAGGCCGGCCCCTTGCTTCCTCGCGAAGTCGGCGCCGGCGTCGGTGAGTCGTTTCTTGAGGGCCTCGGCGTAGTCGTCGAAGTCCTTCTGGGTCTTCATCCCGGTCACGTCCAGGACGAACACGCCGTCGGTCTCGACGTAGTGAGCGGCCAGGCCTTCCGGGATCTTCGCCTTGTCGGCGAGTGTTGCTTCGAGGGTCATCGAGCTCTTCCTCTCACAGGATCGCGCCGATCATAGCGCGAGACTTATGTCAAATCCACACCGATCACGTCGAGGGGACGGGAGCGCCTGGGAGTCGCGGGGCGGGGACGTTGGCCCGCTGGAAGGCGCCGGGGTCCGTCTGGTAGAGCTGGCGAAGCGTGAGGCGCTTCCCTGAGTTGTCGACGAAGCGGTCCAGGCCCAGGCCGCCAGAGCGGAAGAGCCGGCCACGAGCCGGGCCCAGGACGTCGTCCTGGAAGCCGGCCGACGAGCTCCGGAGGAAGTCGGTGTAGTTCGTCGTCGCCGGGACGGGCCCGACGAGCTTCTCGACCGCCCGCCGGCGAGCTGGTCCTCGAAGGCCGCGGAGCTGGCGCTCGGTCGCGCGGTTCGCTGGGCGCCGGCCGAGCTTGCGCCCGTCGACGACCGGGACGCGGATCGACCGGCAGTTGATGTGGATCGGCGGGTGAGGTCCCTCGCCGACCGGGAAGATCTCGCCGTCGAGCGACTGGCAGATCGGCGTTGTCCTCGAGTCCAGGGTCGCGACGTATTGCTCGCGCCGGATGATCCTCCGGTTCGCCTTGTAGAACTCCGAGCGGACGCCGTTGATGATCGCGGCGGTCGCCGTCTGGGCGAGGACCTGGGAGCCGCGGCGGGTGATCTCGCGGACGCCGTCGGCCCCGCCGAGGGCCCGCGTCCCGAAGATCCTCCTCCCGATCTGGGTCGGCGTCTCGTTGAAGACGAGCCCCTGGCGGATCTCGCCCATCATCCGCCGGCGGTCGCCGAGCTGGTAGGTCCCGAGCCAGTCGCGGAGGATCCGCTTCTCGAACGGCCGGGCGAAGACGATCCCGCGGAGGTCCTTCACGGAGGGGAGCGACGGGTCGAAGGCGACCGGGAGGGCGTCGGTGACGACGCCGGCGATGAACTGGGTCTCGGCGATCGAGAGGCCGACGAGCTCGCGGCGGACGAGCGCGTTGATCTCCTGGAAGGTCGGCCGGTTGATGTCGGCGATGAGCTTCGAGGTCCGGATCATCCGCTTCGTCGTCGCGGGCCCAGGGTCCCAGCCGAGGGCCGCGATCCGCTCGAGCCGGGCGCCGAGCCTGGCCCGGAGCTCGGGCTCGGCCCGGTTGAGGAGCGAGACCATGCGGTTCGAGAAGCCCTTCGTGAAGCGGAGGACCTGGATCTGGTGGGCGATGAGCTCGTCCCGGATCTGGACGTTCGACGTCGCCACGGTCTACTCCTCGGCGTCGCCCTGGTCTCCTCCGCCTCCTGGCGGGGCCTGGCCGCCTCCGGGCGGCTTGTTCGCGGCGTCGATCGCCGACTGGCGGGCCTTGACCATCGCCGGGTCGTTGAGGCCGGCGGGAGCTCCTCCGGGTTCTCCTGGTACGCCGAGGAAGGCGTCGCCGCCCGTGTCGAAGGCGTCCATGTCGGCCTCCTCGTCGATCTGTTCGAGCTCCTCCTCGAAGGTGAGCTCGGTGAAGTCCTTCTGGCGGAGCCAGTTGTGGACCGACTTCCAGGAGAGCGGGACCTTCGACTTCTTCGCCGTGGCGAAGGCGATGAGGTCGGCCGGGTCCTGGTCCTCGGTGATGAAGTCCAGGTTCGGCTCGACCTTGACCTCCGACGGATCCGCGCCGACCCAGACCGCCGCCTGGCGGAGGGCCGTCTCGAGCCCGGTCGCCGAGGTCATGGCGATCGTCTGGAGCGTGGCCGTCCGGCCCGCGACTCGGATCCGGAGCGTCTCGGCCGCCTCGGCGCCAGCGCCGCTCGAGAGGAGCTTGATCCCTTCCTCGCCGGCGCGCTTGTAGTCGTCCTCGAGGCTTTGTCGTTGCTCCTGGAGGGCGTTCGAGTCGGGCCCGATGAACTTCGCGTCGCCCTCCGGGTCCGGGATGTTGATGTAGGCGCCCGAGCCGATGATCGG